CAATATCTTCGCTGTCTCTGTGATTGTTGTTTTAGCAGCATAATTGTGAACCACAGGAAACTCCTCAGCTAGTTTCTCACCTTGTTCCTTTTCTGCTTCTCCTCCAAGGAAGTATATTTCACAATCATACATAGAAGATAATAAACCTACCAAAGCAGGAAGTTTATCCCATCTCTTCCTTTCCCAGTTGAAACGAGAACCAGAAAAAGCCCCATTACATAGAGCTATTTTTAACTTATCAGAATCCAAAATAGGACCTTCAGCAAAAGGAAAATCCTTTACTGGTAAAGGAGCTTTTATTTCTGGACAAAACTCCTTTGCCGCTAGCCAATAAAGGTCAACTTCATGTAATCTACATTCCCTCCAAGGAATACTGATATCTCTAACCAATTCTACATCCACGAACTTCTTGTAAATCAAAACTGGAGTAACATGAGGAAAAGCAAATATCTTATCATGAGAAAAGACTTCTTCTAAATCTCGATAGAAGCTATAAACATTTTTTATCTTGTCCCATTTCTCCGCAATCTTCTTAACTACAGTTGTACTACTTGAGGTATCTCCATCATCCAATACCAAACTTATGTCATAAAACTCTGACAAGCTCTGTAATGTAGGCATAAGCAAAATAAAATTGCCTAACCCATTTCTAAAGAATGTTGCCAATGTCTTCTTTTCCATGTTTACTCCACTTTCCAAAAATACTCATAATGAGCATAAATCCCCTTCTTATATTCCGACTGAAGAAATCTCTTCTGAGACCTATGCACTTGTATCAGTCGATTCTTTATTTCCCTTTCAACATTCCCTATTTTAATAGTATGAGAAGGACTATCTGCTTCTATATCAGAACATTGATACATTACTTTTGTAGCATCGGTTCTCAGATCCATGCAAACCTTTGCTACCCTGTTCCTATCAAGATTCTCACTGTTTATATGAGGAAAATATATAACTGATGGTTTCAGTCTTCTGTTCAAGCGAATCAAATCTTCCATCACTTCTTTCTTGTATATAGTTAGATGCCCAAGAAATTTTATAGAATCTACTCCTATAGCTTTTAATGCTCTCACCGTTTCAGCCTTCTTCCATAAAACTAAATCTATTCCCCTGATATCTGGAAACTCGTCGGAATACTGAAAAGCACTCGCACTAACTACAACAACGAAGAAATCCTTTGGTCTTCTCATCATGAGAATTCCACAACCAAGTATCTCGTCTCCTCCATAAGTAGATACTACTAATTCCATCTTATGATTTTCCTCATCTCCTCCCAAAACTTTACCGGTGCTTGTTTTAACTGCTCCCTTATAAAATCTATGTCTTCCCAATTCCAACCCCACGAAGAATGCCCTACATTATCATTGATTATAACCTTACATCCACATAATACTGCTTCAAACACTCCTCGTTCTCCGGGTTGAAACTTTTGAGGTAAATGTACAAAATATTCTGCCCTAGAATATTCTCTAGGGAGATATTGATTTTTTATAGGATCAGATATTTTGACATTTTTATCGTTGGCAAACATTTGCTCCACTATCTTGTCCTTTTTAGTATAAAACACAAAACTCTTCTCGGGATGACTATCTACAAATGCCTTCATATTCATAAGACCTTTAGCATGTAGTTTTCCTGAAGTGTTGATAACCCTGTTTTTTATTCTTTTAACTTTGTGCAGTTTGAATCTACTTACGTCTATTGCCAAAGGTAAAACTAATGATCTTGGTATCTCCAAAATTCGCTGATGTTTCTCTAGGTGAGCAGGACTTATAAACACATCTAACACTGCATGCTTGAAAAGAGGTAAAGAAAATCCTGGTCTTGAAAGCTCCCTTAAGTCATGCTCATACTTGACATAAGGTATCTTGTCCTCAAACAAACACTCCAAAATGTTCTCCATTTGAATCGTTCCGAAGTACCAAATGTTGTTCAAAATAATCAACTTTGCTTTTTTCAGAATACTTTTTGAAAAATTGTAGGGAGTCATTACAACGACATTGAATCCTTCTTTCAACCCTTCATTTACTACAACTTCACTAGAAAGCTCTGCTCCCCCCATTCTTTCCATATCTTGAACCCACACAATTAACTTATCCTCTGAGATATCCTTCAGTTTTCCCATTTCGCTTCTTAAAGTAGGATCTTTTCTTCCCGGTACCTGCCCTAGTCCTGAAAGAACCTTCAACTTGTTAGTAGGAACTGACTTTGGTACAACCCCTTCATCCATATCAACAAGAACAGCTTTTCCTTGTCTGACGAGTTTTAATTTTGTAGCATCACTGAATGAAGGATTCACTCCAAACCTAGCAAGCAAATCTCTATCTGTAATCTTAATTTTCAAACCTTCTCCTTTCTTGAGGGAGTCCTAACTAGAGGACTCCCTCTGTTTATTCACCTTATGAAGAAGTGGAACCGAGAACCACAAAGGCATCCGAGATTGCCGGCTGTCCATCCACTCTTCCTACAACCCTTAAGGCCGTCTTATTGGATTTAAAGAGATAGTGTTTAGAAACATCCATGCTGAACCTCTTCCTATCACCAATGTAATACTGAGACCTGTCACACAGAATTAGGTCACCAGTTGTTCCTAAGCTTGAGACTTTCCCGTCAGCAAGAAGGAACGGATATCCAAGCAACCTTGTTTCAGCCCCTCTTGCAGACTGCTGGAAGGACTCAGTCAAAATCAGAGCACCATTATTGTCCTTCTGTCCTCTCAAAGCTGCCCTTACCGCCTTGCTTCCTATCCAAACTGCATTAGTGTCAAAAACACTTGGTAGAGCTGCTTCCATAGCAAGTACATCATCAACTGTTACAGTCGATGCAGTAGTTCTATTCACCGTAATAACATTGGGGTCATTGATTATACCCAATGGCTGAGTAGAACCGCCTGAACCTTGTATGAAAGCACGGTCTGTAGTCCAGTACCAAGCTTTCCCAAACAGGTTGGTCAAGAAGTTCATCAGATTGACTGCACTATCATCGAGCAAAGCATCTGTAAGTGCTGTGTAACCAGATAGTTCGTGAGCAGTCAAAGTAATGAAATCAAACGTAGGCTGAGTAGCTGTTTTATCACCACCCTCACTTGTCCATGCAAACGAAACGCCTGCAAAGTAACTATCATTGGCGATATCCTGATTCAGTTTAGGAATACCCAACGTTTCCCTCCTCATCGGCCATACAGTTGCTCCAGGCCAAATCACTAAACCGGGAATCTCCGACATAGCTATCATAGCCTTGAACTCATCCGGTACTAGATAACCACCTGCAGAATCTGTTCCCTCGCTCATATCCTTTGTTAACTCAGGAGGAACATTACCAGTCCTGTAATACTCGATGAAGGCCTTTGCCCAGCGTTTTGTTGATTCCCCAACGTAAACCCAAGGAGCCTGAGGGTTATTGAGATTCAATACAGAACCTTCTTTTGTCCTAACAAACCCATGGCCGATCTCCTGAGGTACATAATCAAGTACGTCCTCAATATCCTTTGGTCTTCCAATAGTAGGTTTTCCTGCTAACTCTGTAGAAAGTCTTTCCACCTCAGCCTTGATTATTTCAGCAAGAGCCTTCTTACTTTCATCAGAAGTAATGTTTTCCCTTATCAGTTTCTTTAACTCTTCTAACGTCATTATATTTTCTCCTTTCTTATTTTGTTTTAGTCTAATCGTCCTCTATATTCGTTTAGTACAGACTTTACAATGTCTGCTACCAAATTAGATTGAGACTGTATAATCTCATTCTTGATTTCTTCCTCATCCAAACTAATATCTCCAAAATTGACCTCTATTGATTCGAGGTTTATCTCATCTTCCGTCTTCCTATCCTCTATCTTCTCACTATTATCTTTATCAACAGAAGGAATCTTCTTTTCCTTGCTTGGTGTGGACAGGAGTTCTATCTTCTCAGAATCCTTCATAACCTCTAGGAATTCTTTGATTGCCTGCACCTTCTGATACAGAGGGTCAATAGTGTCGTTCAATGCTTTCATGTTCTCACTAATTACCTTGTAAAGCAAAGAACTGAATTCCTTGTCACCTTCACTCTCATTTTTGTCTTTGTCCACAAACTCCTCAGGAAACATCTCACGAAGTTCCTCATCAGAATACTCCTTGAACTCAGGAGGTTCCTTGTCAAACTGTTTATAATGCTTGACCAAGTGATTATAAACACCTCTCCTATCAGAATCAGGAATGTTCACCCCTCCTCTAGCTCCAAGTAATGCAGCCATTGCTGCAGCAACGCCTCTCCAAACTACATGGTAATTACTTTGTAAGTGATGTGGTAGTTTGTAAGACCTTTTAACATCTGGATTATCTTCATCGTACCAGGTACACATAACCCTAAGGTCTTCCACATCAGCATTCCTAACTTCTTTCCCAGCATCCCAAGCAGTACCTTCGGGAGCTGTAGGAAACTCTTTATAAGGAATTACTCTTTTAGTTACCAAGGAATCTTCTTCTGTAGTTCCTTTTTGAGTTTCTTCCTCATCACCTTTCACAGCATCTGCTAAAGTAACTTTCTCCAAACCTTTCTTAGAATTTGACTTTTCAGTTGGTTCATTATCCAACTTAATCCTGTCCAAATCAACATACTCCTGCTCATAATACTTAGGAACATACAACCCAATAGACTTGATAAGAGCCAAAGCCTCCGGGTTTGCTGGAACAGGAACAGAGGAGACTTCTAGAAGTTCTTGTTTAAGATATCTCCTTCGTGAGCGAAAGATGATGCTATCATCTTCTTCTTTCTCGTTCTCTGTTTTAATAGGCTCAGACTTAATTGGAATAAACCCTACAGAAAAGCTGGTCAGAAAACCTTTCCTATAGCTGTTGAAAATTTTAATCCCTTCTGGAGTATCATCAAACTGGGGTCTAATGATTAGTTTCTTTCCCCTAACAAAGGTTTCTAAGGATTTGAAAATTGGAATACTTCTGTAGTCATGAGCCCACAACCCTACTGGAGATTTTAAGTAATTATCCAGTACCCACCCCTTACTAGTTAGGATATCACCTTCCCTATCAGGGGTTTCGGTGGAGGCTACTGCTACAAAAGTTCTATCCGTCTCAGAAAGTTCCTTTATTTCTGTATCTAAACTATCTGTAGCAAACAAATCCTTTCCTTCTACCTTAACATACCTGTCTGCTTCATCTTTTACTTTATATGCCATATCAGTTTTTCTCCTTCTCTCTTGTATTTTATATGAATTGCCTCAAATATAAAAGTTTTTCTTGAGACTATTCTTTTTTTCATTCTTTTTTTCATTCTTTTGTCCCTTGTTCGGTAGGCAGAGTCTGCAAAACCTCGGGGAACGTACTGCACCTGCAGTTGCAATCTTCTTCAGCCACACCTAACTCACCAGGACAAGGTCCAGACCCTAATCCAACTACAAAATCCTGATCTAAAGGAATAGTCCCCTGACCTCTATACTTCATACCAGCAGCAGCATGGGTCTCCCTACATCTCCCGTCTGGAACTGCCAACCAACCTTTTCTATGAACTACTCCACTTTGCTTGTATCCCTCCACAGCACCAAAGTTGGAAGCTGCTGTACTTTCAGTCCTTGCTATCCTTTCAGCTTCCCATCCTCTGTTAATTACAGACCTATAAACATCTCTTACTCTATTACTTAGTTGATGAACGTCCTCCCCATTAACTATTCCTTCGATCAATGTCTTCCTAAGTTGATCTGATTTGGTAGACAAAACATCTCTACTAAACCTCTCAACTTTACTTCCAATATATTCTATTATCCTTGAATTGAACACATCGAAATCTGTTAAAACTCCTACTTCTATAAGTGCTCTTGCACCTTCTTCTTCTACTATATTCTCATATATTGGCTTGGCAGCCTCCTCCAACGAAGATAACTCCTTTTCATAATCAAATAAATACTCTCCTACAGCTATCTTGATTTGTTGTGCCGTGAGACTTTTACCCTTGAGACTTGCTTTCTTCACTTTGGCCAGAACTTCGTTCATCTGCCTTGTGAAGAAGGAGGTCAGCATTGGATACCAAGAAGCTTCATATAAAGTTACCCTTCTATCAAAAGCTTTCCATCTAGCCTCAAGCATCTTATCTGTCCAATTTATCATCTGTATCTCTTTCTTAGGAGAATCCTCTATAGTACTTTCCACTGATCCCTTAGAGGAATCAGAAAGAGAAATAGAAGGAGAAGTTTTAGGAGAACTAGCAGGAGGACTAGGAGGAGAAGTCCCTATAGGCAGATAATTTGCTGGTATGTAAATAACATCCCCACCAGGTATCGGAGGCTTCTTATCTACTTTCCTCGCTTCATTGATTGTCCAGAGAGGAATAGGACCTTTAGTCTTCTTGAGCATTTCATCATCAATGGCTTCTTTATCAATAGGTACTGGACTCTGATATCTAAGCTCTATCCTTGAATCAAACTTTGAGAAAACCTTCCTATTCCACTGATCTTGCCACAAAAGTAACCTAGGTTGTATACACTCTCTATTGAATGTGATATCTATTGCTGTAGCATTTGAATTTCCATGATAACTGACTTTACCATTTCGTCTGCTAACAAAAACATGATTAGGTACTTCTACAGACCAAACAATTCCCTTGTAATTAACCTTTTTACAACTACCTCTTCTAACATAGGTATCCTTTTTATTAGAAAAGATTACAAAATGATTGCTAATAGTCGTTCGGTAGCCTAACAACACCCCTAACCTTTGCATATCATCCCTAATCTTTTCTGATGCTGTGGCTATAAGGAAGGTTCCTGTTTTATAGTTACAAACATGACCATCCCCTTCAACATAACTTAACAAAAACTTAATTTGATTTTCCCTGCTAAAATTAAAGACACATTCTGGTATCCTTTTATATGATCCTCGTTCTCCTTTATATGTTCCTTGTCCTACATTTGCCTTCAACCAAGTATGAAAAGATTTATTAGAAAAGTAAAAAGTATGCACAAATCTACCAGTTTCCCTTCCATGTGATTTTGATTTGCTAGTATGAATATTTACTTTTCCCATATTTAAATCTTTCATTGCTAAAAGCATTTTCTTTGCTACTCCATCAATCTCTTCTGTTTCTGTTGACTGAGCATATGATATTCTATAATTATTAGGAGCATTTGACAAACTACCTTCAGAAATGAAATAACCTAAAAATATAGCTAGTTTTTCAGCATCTATTTCATACCCGTTTATACTAGGTTCCCCTCCTTTATTCCCCGTAAAGCCATACTCTAGTTTATCTATATGAA